TATTAAATGATTTTCTTACAGCAGATATGGATAAAGGTTTTAAATTAGTTGGATTTAAAATTAAACGAACTTATGGTAGATTTGGTGCTTTAAAATAAATTTTGATATATAATTAATATATAAATATAATTTTTATGTCAACAGAAAGAGCAATCGACAAACTGAAAAAAGCTTTCAGTATTGAAGATCGAAGTAGTTATTCAATTTTTAAAGGAAAAGAACTTATTTTAAAGATATTTTGGTCGCCATTAACAATAGCTGATAGAGATGCTATCAATAGCACTTTACTGGCTATGAATAAAGGACAGGAAGAAGGAAGTTTAGACTTTTCTTTGCAAGTTATTATTACAAAAGCCGAAGATGAGTCAGGAACAAAGTTATTTTCAGCAGGAGATATACCAGCCTTAAGAAGAGAAATTCCTATGTCAGTATTAGTAGATATAATGACTAAAATGCAAAGCATGGGCGAGGAGGAAAGCCCCGATGCCGTAAAAAGTTAGTTTAAAAAAGGACAATTTTACATATCTACAATTTTTTATAGCGGAGAAACTAGGCTACACTGTTCAAGAATTACGACATAAGATGTCCACTAAAGAATTAGTAGCATGGAACGCTTACTTTGATTTAAAAGCTGAACGTGAAAACGAAGCATACGAAAAGGCAAAAAAACAGGCTCAATATCGTAAAGTACGCTAAACTTTTAATATCAGTATTTTAAAATCAGTGGGAGCAGAATACGCAGTAAATATTAAATTAAACGCTCCTAAGATAAAGAGTGATTTAAAAGGTATAAGCACTGAAATATCAAAACTAGAAAGTAGAGTTGCTAAATTAAACAGGAGTACAGGTAAAAATCCTACTAACAAACAATTATTAAGGG